ATGCACGAACGATGTGCGGGGCCTTGCTCCATATCACTCCGGCCGGTTCAAGAGTCTCGACCTTGGCGCCGGGATAGACCTTGCCGCGCCAGGTCTTCGACAGGCGCTCACCAAGGCCCGCCCGCGTCACCTGCTGGCGCAGCCGCGTCTTGCCGAGATCCGTGAGCGCCTCCATGCCGCCCCGGATGCCCCGCGCGACCGCCGCTTTCTCCGCTTCCAGCGTCTTTTGCAGGTTGCCGACAAGCGCAAGCTTCACATCCGTCATGCGACATCCACCTTGCACGACCACACAAGCCGGTAGCGGTCGGCAAGCCGGGGACGGCCGACCACACGCCAGGACTGACCGAAGGCGGAGAACACGCCGCCCTCCCCGGGTGTCAGCACGGACGCAAACACCCGGATTTCCGGCTGGCGGCCAAGCGGTCCCCGCTCGGCGAACCCGATAGGCTCCTCGCCATCCTCGACCAGGTGAAACCGGACAGCGACGGCCGCCTCGCCCGGGGGCGTATAGGTGCCATCGCTGCCGAACTCCTCCATGATCGCCTCGGCGACCTCGAGTGCCAGTTCGCGGCTCATGTCAGATCCCGAGGTTGCCGTCACTCGACGACACGGCATCGAGCGCTGCAGCACGCTCCTCCGCCGTGATGTCGTAGCCAAGCCGGCGCTCGAGCGCCGCCATGGACGGCAAACCGCCCCGGGTGAAGTCTTCCTCCGGATCGAGTCCCTCGATCGCGGCGGCGATCGCCTTCACCAGGGCATCGCCCCTCGGCTTGCGCGGTGCTTCCGGCACAGCCAGTTTCTCGGGCGTCAGTTCGCGATACCGCAAGCGCATTTCTTCCGCCGTTTCCGCATCCATCGGCACGGGCCGGCCCGGTGCATAGGTCTCATCCCCCATCACAACGGTGACCGGCAGGTGCATGATGACTTTCTTTCCCTTCGACATGACATGACCTTTCTCTGGCCGGGACACGCTGTACGTGCCCCGGCGGACCACAGGGACGGAGCGCTCAGCGCACCATGATGAAGGCGGAACCGTTCGCGTCCGACGGCACCGGCAGCGGAGCCGCCTGGGTCATCAGGAAGGTGATCGACGGATCATCCTGGTCCCACATCTTCGGGAAGCGGGACATGGGGCGCAGCGCGCGATTGTCCTTGATGGCGCCGTAGGTCATCATCCCGTCATGGGCCTGCGGGGCGAGCAGCCCGCAACCGAAAGACGGGAAGAAGTCGAGCGTGTTGCCGTCGTCGTCCTCGTACTTCTGTGTGTACTGCCAGAAGTCGAACATGCCGATTGACCCGAGATAGGCGGCCACCATGTCCTGCGCGCCCGTGGCAACCGGCCCGAGCTCCATCGAGCCCGTCGCCTGACGGCGATTGTCGAGAACCTCGCGCACGTCCGAATCCGCCTGAAAGATCGCGGCGGCCTCGGCCCCCAGCACCACCTGCGTTGCCGAGGCACCGGACGCCAACGCGACCTCCGTTGCCCAGGACCGCAGCGTATCAAGCGGCTTGACCCCGGCCTCTCCCCAGCGCGCAGCGGCGAGAAGCTGCTTGGTCAGGCTCGGGTCGCGCCCGAAGTCCACTTCCTGCTCCGGATAGTCCTCGCCGGAGACGATCACCTTGCCGGTCTGGATGATCTGCGAGCACATCCATTCCTCGCGCCGGGTGATTTCCTTGTCCTGGTCATCGAGCTTCTGGATGGTGTTGCGCTGGAAACGCTCTTCCGGCTCCAGCTCTCCGGCGAAGCGCTCGCCCTCGAGCCGAACGAAGTTCTCGTCAGGCGCGATCTCGTCCTTCGGCTTCACATAGGCGGGCTCGAAGGTCGTGACCTGACGGCCACGCGCCGCCCGCGCCTTGCCGGGAACGCGCGGGCTCACGAAGGGCGCCAGCTTGCGACGGCGCTTCAGCTTGTCGAAGGCAATCTCCGCCGTATTGAACTGGATTTCCGTGCCGAAGAAGCGATCCTTCAGCCATGCGGTCGGCCGATCGAGCGTGTCGAGCACCTTGATCAGCGCGGTCGTGGAGTAAAGACGATCCATGATCGTATTTCCTTGTGTAAGATTGTGAACGGCCGCGCCGGCCGGCGCGGTGAAGGGTCAGGCGCGCGTGCGCACCGCAAGAGGCAGCCCGGCGCCACGCCAGGCAGCCTCGACGCTGTCCGCGTCGTGGCCCTCCCCGAAGGTGAGCCGGTCGGCGGAAAACTCGCCGGAGAACAGCGCGGGACCGACCACATCGCCGCCACTGGCATCGACGTCTTCGGCCAGAACCGGACCCGGAACTTCCGACCCGTCGTTCGAGGCGGTCAGTGACAGCGTGTACTTGTCGTCGGCGGTGATGCGCCCGAGCACCGTCCCGCGAAGATAAGCGCCACCCGTGATGGTCACCGTGCGCTTGAGCTGAGGGAAATCGCCGGCGGTCAGGCCGCCGGGCTGGTAGTCCACCTTGGCCATGATGGCCTCCATTTTTGGGGAGAGAGACATGCGGAAGCGGGAGACGGACCTCCCGCCGTCAGCATCAGCCGCGCGACTTCCGCTTCTTCGCGCGCTGTTCGGCGGCCGCGACGAGCGACTCGTCATGCGCCGCAAGCTTCGGACCCGATGCCGACCCGCCGGCCCGGTCCTGACCGGGATTGCGGTCGCGGCCGGCCATGGCATTCGCCAGGCCGCCGGTACGCGGCGCGGACTTCAGCAGCGCAGTGGCCCTCTTCGAGGTCATCCTCCCGCGCGCAACGTCCTTGGCAAGGCTCGCCGCGAGCTTCTCCCGCCCCTTGGCCTCGGGTGAGGACATGAGCTCGATCGCAGCCACTGCGGCCGCCGAGCTTCCCTCGGCCTCGTCCTCGGCTTCGTCATCGTCAGTGTCCTCGTCGTCACCCTCACCGTCGCCATCGCCCTCGGCTTCAGGCGCGGTGTCCTCGTCCGTGTCCTCTTCGCCGTCCTCGTCGGCGCCCTTGATGTCCTCCTCGTCCTCCGCATTGTCATCCGCCGCCCTGGAGGCGGGCGCCTTGGACGTGCCGAAGAGATGGGCCAAGCGGTTCTGCTTGCTCATGTCTCAACCTTTCTTTGTGTCAGGAAGGATCAGGCGGCAGCCGCGGCCTGATCGAGAATCCGCGCGAACGCCTCGTCCGGCGGGAGAATGCCGTCGATCAATCCCAGATCGAGGGCCTTGCGGATGCCGACCGGGCCGTCATAGAGACGCGCCTCGGTGGCAAGCACATCGTCACGCGACACGCCGCGCCCGGCCGACACGTGTTCGGCGAAGAGGTCGCGATAGGCATCGACCGTCTCCTGCCAATCCGCCTCGACCTCCTGCCCAAGCGGGCCGTAGGGCGAGCCGGCGGTTTTCCAGTCGCCGGATTTCACCGCCGTCATGGCGATACCGGCCTTCTCGAGGTACTTCGAGATATCCATGTGCAGGCGATAGACACCGATCGAGCCGACAGCCGAGGTCACGGGCGCCGAGATCCCGGCCTTGCAGGAGCTGGCCAGGGCAAAGGCGGCGCTCGCGCACAGGCTTTCGACAACCGCAAAGAGCGGGATTTCATCCGCCACGCCGCGCAACCACTCCACAAGCTCGAAGCACCCGGACACCAGTCCGCCCGGACTGTTGACCGCAAGCGCAATGGCACGGATCTCCGGATCACGGCGCGCCGTCTCCACCGCGAGCCGCAGGCAGTTGTAGCCCGTCACCCATTCCGCCCCGTGAAACGGCAGATAGTCGACGAGATAGCCGCGCACTCCGATCACAGCGAGCGGCCCGACAGCCTCATAGAGCCGCCCGCCGCCTTCCTCATCGATCCACACCGCGCCGTTGACGGGAGCGGGACCGGCCGCCAGCCGGTGCAGGCACTCGACAAAGCCCGCCTCGACACCATCGGCGAGAGCGACGTGCCTTTGGGTTCCAAGCGTGATCATGCCGCCTGCCCTCCTTGCTGGTCGCCCTGGCTTGCCGGTTCGTCCGTCGGCGCGGTCACGGTCATCTCGGTCCCTGGCTCGGGCAATCCGAGCCGGCGACGGTCTTCCCGCTCACGGGCAAGCTGGGCGAGGTTGGTTTCATAATCGCCGCCCTGCTCCGCGCTTTCGCGCTCGAGCGTCGAGATCTGCGCATTCATCCGCAGGACCGCAGCCTGGGCCTCCTTCACCGGGTCGATGTAACCGCGAGCCGGACCGATCCACTCCGACCGCAGCCACGCCGCGGGCGCTGCATAGAAATCCGCCGCGCCTTCCGGAACCTCGATTTCGCCGCGATCCAGCGCCTCCTCGAGCCACGCGTAGTAGATCAGGTTCGCGGCCGACCAGGTGAGGAGCGCCCGCAGGCGCGCCACCCCGCGCCAGACCTCGTTGAGAGCCGCGCGGGCGGACGAGTAATTGACCTTCGACCAATCCATCGAGAGCTGCTCGTAGGTGATCCCGAGCGCCGCCGCGAAGGCCTGCAGGAAGGCGGCCTGGAACGCCGGGTAGCCGGCCGTCTGTCGCGGCTGGGTGTTGAGGTCGAGCCGATCGCTGGGAAACAGTGTGATGAACCTGTTCCCGTCCATGGCGCCGGCGGACTGCTCGTAGAAATTCGCCCGCTGTTCGTTGAAGGAGCGCCAGTCACCAGCACCGCCGCCAGCAACGGACTCGCCCAGGCGCTCGGCCGCATAGTCGGCGCCAAGCTGAGTGTAGATCGCGCCCACGATCGTGGCGTTGATCGCGGCCGTCTTTACCTCCGATTCCGAATAGCGCGACAGCATCTTCGACTTGACCAGCGTCGAGACCAGACGCGAAACACCACGCGTCTGGCCCGGCCGCTTCTTGTCGAAGACATGCAGAACCTTGGGGCGCTGCGCGAAGCCGAGGTCATCCCAGCGCGGGATACGCTCCCACGTCGCCGACTTACCGCGCGTGAAGACGTCCCCCGGATGCGCGCGGCGCACATGGTAGGCAATCGGCTCGCCGTCCTCGTCGCGCTCCACGCCGCCGGCAAGGCGATCGTCATCGAGCCGGTTGTGAGGATTGGAGAGCCGGTCGGCATCAATGACCTGCATCGCGGTCGCATATGCCCAGCCCGGCCGTTCCTTCCAGCGCATCACGCACAGGGCCTCTCCGGTCGTGACGAACTCGCGCGCGATCAGACCCATGATGCCGGCGAACGGCAACATGCGCTCCGCATCGCACCGGAAGGTCGGGTCTTCCGCATAGCCGCGCCACTTGGACTGGATCTGGCGACCGAGCTCTTGAGCCGCCTCCTCGCTGATCCCGAGCGCGAGCGCATCGGGCTTGGCATTGAGGCGGAACGTGCCTCCGACCAGCATGTCGACCTGCTTGTCGATACCGGACGAAACCCATCCCTCGTTCCGCTCCAGATCACGGATGCGCGCGACCGACGTGTCGCGCGCATCCAGCCACGACGCATCGGCAGAGGTGAGCGCCGGGTGCCAGCCCGAAAGCGCCTGCGACGGGCGGGCGCTCGCATAGGAATGCGATGCGGTGGCGCTCGCGCCGGTGGCATCGCCGGCCTTCACGCGAATACGGGGTTTGACGGTGACCATGTTAGCTCCCGAAACGCGGATAGATCGGGCCAAGGCCCGACGGCTGGCCCGTCAATCTCGAGAGCTGCAGGCGCAAGCGCGCCAGCTCCTGATTGATCTCCTCGAGCGAGCCGAGTTGATAGGTCACGCTCTGGCCTTCCGAGGAGGCGGAGACCCGCCCGCGACCAAGCAGCCGGGAGCGCTTCGCGGCCTCAAGGTCCGCGATCGCAGCTTCGATCTCTTCGCGTGTCATGGGTTACCTGTTGTTGAGCCGTGCCAGGGCATCGAGGCCGAAACGGTCTTCGACCTTTCGGGCAGGGCGCTCTGCCGGCTTGTCCTCGGTTGAAGGCGTCTCGTCGCCGTCTTCCCGGGCGTGCCGGACGACGGCAGGTGTCACGGTCGACGGAGCTTCCGGCCCGAACAGATCACGACCAGTCTGGACAAGGCCGTTGATATAGTCGGCGCGTTCTTGCCACTGCTCATCCCCCCACGCCCAAAGCCCGGCAAAGTGCGTCAGGGCCCAGGCGTAGACGCGGCAGTCAAGCCAGTGGTTGGGGCCGCGCGGTTTCCACATTCGCGTCGGCCCGCGCTTCGTCTTCTCCACCGCGACATACTCGGAGACCAGGTGGCGGAAGTAGTCATCCTCCGCGTTGGCCGGGAAGTGGCAGTAGCCAAGAGGCCAATCGGAACCACCTTCCTTCGGCAAGCGCGACAGGAGCGTCATGAGCGTGGACTTGATGCCCCAGCCACCCACAAGCCAAACGCGCGCGCCATACTTCTTGGCCTTGCCGGCCGACAACCCGGTCTTCTTGACCTCGGCATTTTGCGCTCGGTCAATCGGCAGGCGCGACCAACCGTCGACACCCTTGAGGTTCAGCGCGTTTGCCCGTCGCCGTGTCCAGGCATAGACCGCATCGGAGTGGTAACCGCAGTCCACCCCGATCAGGTCATCATGGAGCACCGCACCCGAGGCATGACGACATCCCTGATCGGCAACCTGGTCGAGCTTCGGCCAGGCCCCGTCATTGGCGACTGACGTATCGCCCGGCAGGAACCCGTGATCGATTGCCCAACTGCGCTTGTTCGGCCCCCAGCCGACCCGCTCCCAATAGATGCCGGTCTGCTGGATATCGGCGGTAAGCGTCACATAGAGCACTTCGGCGGGCGCCTGCCCCCGCTGCCAGTCTGCCTCGCGACGCGCCGCAAGCGTTTCCCAAGGAGGGGCATCGCCCTTGGCCTCGTAGGCATGACCGAGCGAGGTGTTCTGAAACGGCTTCAGCTTCTCGGGATCATCGCCCGCCTCGTCTTCAAGACGGGCAAGCTCGTCCCACATCTCGAAGGCAGCCATGAAGCCGGTGATATGATAGCCGGCCCGGGTCACCCCAAGAGCCCGATTGCGCCAGCGCTCGGCCTCCTCCACCGAAATGCAGGACAGCGGAACCTCGCCATTTTCGTCGGCGATCGTGGGAACCCACCGAGCTCCATTCTCCGCTGCCATGAACGCGCGCTTGTCGGCCTCGTAGTGCTCGGTCTTGCAGGAGGAGCAAACCACATGCGCACGATAGGGCGGCGACTTCTGACGCTGCACGTCAGACCAGTCCCAGTCATTCAGCATGCCGCAGCACTTGCACGCCATGTAGTAGCGGCGCTTGTCGCTGCGCTCATACTTCGCGTCGATGTTTTCTCCCTTGATCGTCGGCGTCGAAACATCGAGCGACTTCGACAGGCCGAACTTCTTGAAGGTCTTCAGCCGCTGTTCCGACAACCAGTCGGGATTGCCCTCCTTGTCCGCATTGTCCGTCCAGGCGGAGGTGTCGTCGCGCACCATGTACCTGATCGAATGCTGGCGAAGGGACGCGGCGGAATTGGCGCCACCAAACAGCAGGAAGCCCCCGCGAAACCGTAGCCGCTTCGACGTGGACCCCTTTCCAGATCGATCCTTGACCGGAAGCACCACGCCGCCCTTGTCCGGGTTCAGAACGTCGCTGGCCTCGATCGTCGCCGAAAGCTTCTCCTCCTTCCAGTCCATCGCGGCCTGAATGGTCGCCTGGATGTACATGGCCGGCCCGGCGGCCTTGTGCATGATGTAGCCGAGCCAGTTCTCCGCAAGAGCCGAGCCGCCGGATTGCGCGCTCTTGATGATCGCCACCTCCGGAATCGGATCATCCGGCGACAGGCGGTCCATGGGCTCGGTCAGGTAAGGCGCCGTGTCATTGCGCCACGGCCCCGGGACGGCCGAGTCCTCGGACACGATGCGATGCGCTTCCGCCCACTCGGACACCCGCATGTGCTGATCCGGGCGCAGCCCTTCCGCCGCAGCAACCGAGAGACCGGAAAGGTTCGCAGCGAGAAGCGCCTCGGAACGCGCCTCAATCTCCCTTGTCGCCATCATGATCAGCCTCGTCCATCACGACGGCTTCCGCCTCGGAGGCGCTGCCACTGTCTTCCTCGAGCTCACGGGCAACGCTGGCAAGAGCCCCCCGGATCTCTTCGGCCAGCATCACCCTGATTGCTCGTGCATCGGGCGCCGCTGCCAGACGCTCCGCACAGACAGCCGGCAAGCTCAGCATGCGGTCACGGATCCGGCGCGAAACATCGAAGAGCTTCGCGTCGGCCTGATCCTTCCGAACGAGATTGCCGATGCGCTCCAGGTAGTCGAGACGCGCATTCTCTGCATCGAAGGCCGCCTTGCGGGCTTTTGACGCGTTGTAGGTTCCACGGTTGTCTTGCGGTTCAAGCGGATCGGCCTCCTCGGCGCCAGAGGGCATGGAGTGAGGCGCGATGCGTTCGGGAAGGCGCGTGATCTGGGCGGGATTCCTCAGCGACTGCGCCGGGTCGGTCATGTCCCGGACGAGTCGGGTGTAAGCCGCCGCGTTTATCATCCGCGACCGGCCCTGCTGGCGCACCTGCAGGAGGCCGTCTGAGACATAGCGGGCAACGCGCTTTGACACCGCTTGCTTCGAGACGCCCGTCATGCGGGCCAACTCGACCATGGAGACCCAGACGTCCGCCTCAGGTGTGTCCAGCATGTCAACGCCCATGGTCAACCTCTGTCACCTTGAACCGTCAACCCGGTCAACCAAGTCAACCCTGCGAAAATCAGGTCCATCTGGCGAAGTCTTGCGCTGAGTTCGCCCGTATTGTGTTGAGCGCCAGGAAGGACCCGTCGGCATACGGGCACAAAAAAGCCCGGCTCGGGTGCGCCGGGCCGGGTGATGAAGCCAGAAGAACTTCAAGCAATAGGAAACCTTCGCGCCACTTCCGCAGATCCTGCGTCTTCAGTGGCTGGGCCCGCCTCCTAGGTCGCTCCCGGCATTGCCGAGGCCCTGAGGGATCAGACGAGTCATCCTGCCAGAATGATTATGCGCGCTTTCGAACGCTGTCAACGCCGACACGAACCTGACGCACGCCACCCAAGACTTCGACGTCCGCCATGAGGCGCCCCTTACGTGCCTCATACGCGCTTACAACCGTTTCAATTCCACTGAACGGGCCGGCAACAATCCGGATTCTGTCGCCAATCGCAAAGGACACCGGCGCGTGACGCCTGCCTGTCGCCGCCTCTCGTTCATAGTTGATCACTCGCCGCAAATCATCCGCAGGTACCTTCAGCGGCGCGCCATCCTCGGCGAACGACACCAATCCCTCGACCCCGTCGCATTCCCGCACAGCGGCCAGTGTCTGGCCGCGCGCCGTGTCGATCCCAGCGAAGATGTAACGGACGAACATCGGTCGCTCGACTTCGACCCGCTTCTTGCTGCGATAGTGCACGCGCACCTCCCTCAGCATCGGGCGATACCCCGCCACACCGAGGGCCCGGAGCCCGGCCAATGCCCGCGCCTCGCACTTTGGGTTGGCCCAGATCAGATACCAGTCCAGCGCATTGAGCGCCTGATGAGTGTGAAAGTCCGCCATCATCGCCGCCTCGCTCGCCATTGCCATTGCCTCGCCGCCTTGGTCCAAGTGGTCCATGTTGGTCCAGTCAAGAAAACAAGGGATATGGACCACATTCCGCTTGCTCTCTCAGTCGCTTAGCCTTTCGGCCCATGTGGTCCACGCGGCTTCCGCCCCGAGGGAGAACAGGCCAGAAGGGGTGCAAGCGCTTCCGCGCTCACGCGCGCGCGGGGCGCGATTTTGCGTGGACCATATGGACCACATGGACCAACCATTGATTTTATTGCGTTTTCCCGGTCCACCCTTGGTCCGCTGGTCCACGTTCCGCATGGACCGCGCGCAGGCGGAGGCCGTTCTCCCCCTCTCATCCTGCGCTCTCCG